ACGTTATGTGTAAGTTGTTAAAGGCAATACACGATTTGCAAGAAAGAAATAAAATGCTTGAAAAGGAAAATGCAGAACTGAAAAAGCAACAGTTTTCTTTAAGAAATGAACGAAATACTTTCCTTGCAAATGAACAGTATGAAAAAGATTTAATAGACTTTAACGAAAATCTCACCAAAGCAAAAGAAATCATACTGAGACTTTACAATGCTGGGCGAGATGTCTTGATGTGTAGGTCAGAAGAAAAAGCCTATGACAATTTGTCGGAAGCAATAAACGACAGCAACATAGAGCAGTTCTTGAAGGAGATAGAGAAATGAATTGGGTTAAAGTAAAAAATAAATCTGCTGATGGTTCTCTTTCAGATGAAACACATTATTTGTTTCCTGAACCAGACGACCGCTATGGATGGATTTATCGAAATTTTAGCGGCGGTTTTTGTATAAAACAATGTATTGAAATTATTGCAAGTGGTGTTTTCAATGGAACAAAAGAGCAATTTATTAAATTGCACAGAAAAGAGTTCTACTCATATTTGATTAAAAAGGATTCCCCTTATGGATGGTTGTCTCCATTTAGTGAATGGTATCCTTGTGATTACACAAAACATCAAGAACTTGCAGAAGATTATCTCGGTTATGATGAAGAAGAACTTGAAAGTAGAGGGTGGATAAAAGTTCATAAAGAGTTGAATTCAGATAAAGCTGTATACTCTCAATATAGAGCAAGTGCAAATCAGTTGGAATGGTTGCAAAATCATCAGATTCATTATTCAACATTTGCTTGTATGCAATAAAATCTAAAATACACGGAGAATTAAATTAAGATTACGAGGATGCAGGGGGAAAAAATGGATGCTAAGTTAATTATTTCGATTGCACTTGGTTCAATAGTCAGCAGCATTATTTGCTATTTGATTTTGATACTGATGATAAAAAAGAGGAAGAAAATGAGCAGGAGCAGAAAGAACAAGAAATAATCTTGTTCAGTTGGGTTTTCCTACATTTCAAAGTTGCAGGGAATACGCAGATAAAATAAGTTACGCAAAGACAATCATTCAAGACCTGCTGAGTAATTCTGATGAATACGCAAGGCAGAGAGCAATGGACTTTTTGAAGGGGGAATAAATGAGCAGAAAAGAACTTAAAGACCAACTTGAGGTTTTCGAGAATTTCATAAATGACATTCCGAATGTTATAGACCCATGTTCTCAGTGTGAGTTCAAAGATATAAGTATTTGGGATAATCTTGAGAAATGCAGAGAGTGTTGTTATTATTATCCAAGCAATTTTAAAATTGAGACGGGAAAAACAAAATTATGAATGAAGTCCAGAAGAAAAAACGCAACATTAGAAAATCTAAGGCATGGGATGCGAAGAGAAAATCTGAGCGGAAGCGTGCAGGAAACAAAGACGAAATTACGCTGAAGCCTTTACGCAAGAGATGGGCTTTGCACCATGAGGATTTGGATGCTGAGAATTACGACAACCTTGAGGGCGATGATTATCTATGCGTGAACAACCTCACTCACCGCTGTATACATTGGTTGTACACTTATTTCAAGGATGACGAATCCATTCTTGACCGCTTGGAGTGTGAACTTGAGCGGATGAAAAAATTAAATAAAAAAGATAAAGATTTTTCTTGACACAATATCCGTTATATGGTAGTATAAATTATCGGGAAAGAAAAAGCCCCGAAATAAACAAAGACCTTGCAGAGCAGGGCAAAGAGGAAAAATGGCAAACATCACAAGAGAACTTGAATATGCTGAAAAAATTAAAGTTCTTGAAGCGGAAAATGACAGATTAAGAGCCGAGATTAACGAACAGAATCAGACATTCAGAGTATTGGAAAAAATGTATGATGATGCTTTTGACGGACTTCGGGAAGCGAAAAAAGTTTTGAAAGATTTGATTCCTATAGTTTCGAGGGCAAAAAAATTGATTAAGGAGTGAGTCTGATGTGGGTGGTGAGGGAAGTTAAAAAAAATGGTCGCAAGGTTTATTGCAGAAAATGGCGGTTGTCTGAAAGGACAAAATGGAGAATTGCAGTTTATATACTGTACTTGATGAACCTTTTCATGGTCTACAAGATTTGCTTGGCATTGAAGGGATAAACAAGATGGAGCAGAGACAGGTTGAACAGCGAACTGAAGCAGTAAGAAGAAGTTGTGGAGTCTGTAGCGTGTGCGGGAAGCCTTTGTCTGAAGGTCAGAGCCAGTATGCTCACAAGATTCCTCAGAAGGAAATGTTTATCAGAAAGTACGGAACTTGGGTTATCGACCATACGCTTGACGGGGAAATGGTTTGCAGTCTGGAATGCAATGCTTCGGTAGATGTGGGGAGCAGTTACGGCAATCATCTTGATGTTATTTCCGACATTCTTATATTTGAATTTCAAAAAATGTGGGGAATTGAGGGGCTAGGCAAGCTATCTGATAAACTTATACAGAAGATGCGGGAGCGTGGAATAAACTAGGCACTAGTTAGGGGATTAGTCATGAAGATTAAGGCAATCATGCAGGTTGATTCTTACTCAATACGGGAAGGCGAACTAAGGCTTGTTACTGACAATGCGGGTGTAAGGACAATCTTGAAGGATTTGACAGACACCTGCTTTGACAAGCACGGGGGATATATTAAAGTTGAACTTTCTCCCCCGTACAGGCAGAGAAGCCTAGGACAAAACAACCTCTACTGGAAGCGATGCACTGAGTACGGTAAGTATTTAGGAATGACTAAAGACGAAGTTTCAATGGGTGTTAAATGGCGGGCTTGCGATGAAGGCTTATGGGAACTTGTCGACATTCCGTTTTCTCACGGAAGGAAAACCCCGAAATCTACAAGCGAATCTGATGTTAGGGAAATGGCAATCTTGATGGAAGTCCTTGAGCGAATTGCGAGCGAGGATGGATTTGTATTTGAGGAGTAAATTAAGGAATTTTTCGGGGCTTAAAAATGACTACAGAAGAAATTATCGAAAGATACATAATAGAAGGGTACAATGCCCTTAAAACTCACACGGCTAAAAGAAGCCCAGAGATACGAAAACTGATACGGCACGAGAAAGTAATTGTAGACGGAAACGAATACAGTTGTCTAAAAGAATTTGCCGTTGAGCGAGTGGCAGAAGAAATCAGAAAGATTCTACCTGATTGTGAAATTGAGGTGCTTCTTGACGGTAACGGTTCTACATTGACCGTAGAACTTACGGAGGAAGAAAAACGGAAACTGACAGGAGAGTTTTATTCTTTTCTTAACAAATATTGTGGAGTGTAATGACGGTCTATCTAAAAGGAGTTGGGATAATGTCAGAAATGGTTGAACACCCGAAACATTATGGTGGAGATACACCTTATGAATGTATAAAGGTATTGAAAGCGTGGTTGACGGAAGAACAATATAAAGGATTTTTGCGTGGAAATGCCTTGAAGTATCTTTGCAGAGTTGGGAAAAAAGATGAGACAGTGCAGGAACTTAAAAAGGCAAAGTTTTATCTTGATAAACTCATAGAATCTGAATCTCAAGAAAAAGGAGTGTAAATGAACCTTGTAGAACTTACAGGCACAACTTGATATTATGTCTGTTTACTTACCCGCTGAAAGAAAGCAAAGCAATGTGAATACATCTGGAAGCCAGTTTATACAGAATACAGGAGAATCGGCTACAGATTGGAAAACACATTGTTTGACTAAAAAAAATCCCGTTGTAAAAACAGCGGGATTCCAACACTTGAGGATTAACTGCAAATCTCACGGATGTTATTCAGTTTTCTTTGCAGAACTTCGATTATTTCCAAAAGCGGGTCAGAAGTGTTTTTGTTTATCAAATGTTCAACAGACACATTGAAAAACTCAGCAACCTTCATAGCCGTTATGACATTGGGAATTGCACCTTTGTTGCACCAGTCATAAAAACGCTGACAAGGGATTCCCGTTGCTTTTAGAAACTGAGACGAAGTGATGCCCTTTTCATTGAGCAGTTCTTTAACCCTCAGACCAAAATTAAAATCTTTTGCAATAGTTTTCATGTCTTAAATATATTATAGTTTCAAAAAAAAAGCAAGAAAAATATTTATTTATTTCTATATTTTTCTTGACATAAAATAAATAAAGTGGTATACTGTACTTACAAAAATAAAGCAAAGACACCGCTTCGGCGGTGCGGGAGAAAAACTATGGATGCAAAGAAACTTTACTCTTTATACCCTTTATTCCGAAAGTACAACCAAATGAAAGGCTATCGAATTCAGTTTAAGTCACCTAAAAGACTTGCACTTATCGAGAAGTGCTTGGAAGTTGTATCACTTGAGGAACTTGAAAAAGCAGTCCTTGAGGGAGACTGGATTGATGACACTCTCAAAAACATCATTGCACAGGGCGGTGCAGGAACTGAGCCGACTGAACAGAAATCAGAATCAGAATCAGAAATTGAAAACACTGAAACAAAAGAAGAGGTAAAACCTATGAAACAGAAATCACTTGGAAGCGAACTTGAAAAAATCCTTATGGGTACAATCGCTATGTACTCTGCCGACAAGGTAGTTGAGACAGTAATGCCGATGATTCAGAAGAAAATCATTGAAGAGTTTGGCATGATTCCAGTGAAGCATGAAATCAAAGTTGCGGAAAAAACTCCGATGCAGATGACGGGCGAACTTCCACCTGTGTTTGATGAAATCCTCGCTAACTCAGCAAACGGAAACTCGGTTATGATGACGGGGCCTGCGGGTACGGGCAAAGGTTACATGGCAAGACAGGTTGCAAAGGCTCTCGGTGCTGAGTTCTATGAGGTCAATGCAGTAACCAACGAATATCAGCTGACGGGCTTTGTGGATGCAAACTCACGATTTGTAAGAACACCCTTTTATGATGCTTGCAAGGCTGTAGCCGAAGGTCGCAAGGCGGTTTTCTTGTTTGACGAAATGGATTGTTCAAATGCAGAAAGTCTGAAAGTTTTCAATGACGCACTTGGAGCCAGAGAATTCACCTTCCCAAATGACGAAAAACTTCAGTTCGAGGATTTGATAATCTTGTCAGCGTGCAACACATTCGGCACGGGTGCTGATGATATGTATGTTGGTGAAAAAATTGATGCAAGTACACTTAACCGATTCGTTTTGATTAAGGTCGATTATAACCGCAAGATTGAAATGGCTCTTGCAGGTGGTGACGAAGAACTTGTAGACTTTATAGATGCTTTCCGAAATCAAGTTGAAAAGAACGGTATGGCTTTTGTAGTCAGCTATCGAAACATCAAGCAGATTACAAACATTAAGCACGCTCTCCCGCTGAAAACTGTAATGAAAACTTGCTTGGTAAAATCAATGGCTGAAGATGATTTGAGGAATGTTCTGTCAAACATTTCAGACATCATGGGAGATAACATTTACTTCCGTGCTTGCAAAGGTGAGAATGTGAAAGTTGCATAAAAAAAAGCGAGGTTTTGTTAAAGATTTATCTAGACAAGTTTCCGCTTAAACGGTAAAATGTAATTACAAATAAAGCAAAGACTTCGCAGATGCGGAGCGGGGGGTTGAATATGAAAGATTTCAAGATTGAAAGATTCAAGTCGGTGTATGAGTTCGAGGATGCCTTGAATAAAAGACCAGTAAACAAAGCGTTTAGAAATTTAGCTTCACGCAAAAGTGGTAATTCGGATTGGTTCCAAACGAAAGATTATGAAGAAGCAGAAAAATTCTTAAAAGAAGGTTGGAACGCAAAGATTGAGGAACTTAAAGCAACCATTGAAAAGTATTCAAGGTTAATCGTTACACAGCATAAAAAACAGGTTAAGGATGTTAGGGGTTTTGCCCCGTGCGTACCGAGAGCGTTGAAAGGTCATCCTAAATCAATGATTTCTTACACCAGACAGGAACGGACTGAGAAAAGAAACACAATTCATGTTGTATTTAATAACAATGGAACTTGGAATGTCAGCAGTGATACTTTGTTGAAATGCGGGCTTACTGTTTTGAAAATGGCATTGATACTTGATAAATCAAATATCAGAACTAAAATCGATGTCGTTCCAAAAATGAGTTATGTGTCTTATGGTGGCGATTCTTGTTACGGATGTACGGTTACGATAAAAGACTACCGACAACCTTTCAACTTTTCAAAAATGGCATATCCTATTGCAAATCCAAGTTTCTTTCGCAGGCATGGGTTTGCGTATCTGGAACACATGGATGGTGATATGAGCGATTGGAGAAATGGTTATGGAACTTCGCTTGCACAGTGTCCTTCAAAAGATAAAGAAGAATATCTTGAGTGGGCGGGGCTCACCGAAAAAAACGGTGTTGTGTATGTCGACATTGACGATTGTCAAACGGCAAGATTCGACCCAGAAGTGTTAATGAAAAATAAAGGAATATCTATAAGGGGGGTAAATTATGGCAGAGTGATTGGTTAAAGGATTTTTAATTGATGTGTATGGTGACAGGGGATGCAATGAACTTGTGTTTCACGACACACTTGAGAACATCTACAAGATTCTTGATGTGAAAACTATCGATGTTGCCGTGCGGAAAATCGGAAACTTCACTTATGACATCATCTGTGGTGACGAAGGCTTGCTAAAGGATAGCCTTCCGAGTGCGGTTACGGACAAGGATGAAGTTCAACTCGTTGGAAATCTGTTACTTGTGAATCACGATGAAGAAGGTAATTTCACAAGCCTTACAGACGAACAGATTGAGGATTTGGGTAAACACCTTGTAATGGCAATGATGGCTTACAGGGGAGACACAAGGGTTTACGGACTTTTGAAGGGGGTTGAATATGTGTGAAGCAAAGATTGGGAACAAGTATTACACAAAATAAGGGGGTAAAAAATGAAATTGTGTAAAGAAAACGGTTTTGATTTTAACTGTTGGACTCGCTTGGATGATGAATCAATAAAGGCTTTATATCCTGAATTCATTCTAAATGCGGATTATCAAAAACTATCGCCGACATACTTGAAATGGAAAAAGGAAAATGAAGAAACGGGAATAACACAAAATGATTTTAGGGAAAAGTATGGGCTGAACAAAAATAGCTATAATTTTCATGCAATCTGCAAGAGAGAAGCAGAGTCGCTTTGTAAAAAACAAAATGAGGAATTACAAAGAAGGTTTGACGCTTTTGTAAAAGAGCATAAAGACGAAATCTACAAGGCACAAATTGAAGCAATTAAAGCAAGTGAAAAAGCAAATAAAAAAAGAAAAGAGGAAATGGAAAAAGAAAATGAACTGAAAAGAAAAAATGCACGCCTTGAGTATGAGCAGGGTTTGATACAGTATCGCAATGGAAGCGATATAGCATTATCAACGCTGAAAGAGAATAATAACCTTGATTTAATCAATCAGCTTTTAACTCTTGGTTATAGTGTAAAATGTGCAAGTGCAAGCATGGTATTCTTGACATGGGAGCATGAAGAAAATCCGTCTATGACCGAACTTGAAAAGATATTCCCTTTTGAATATGAAGAGCCTGATGGAAGAGGATTTTTTTCAATACGCTATAATACAGAGCCTGTTTGCGGTGTTGTGATTGATTCCGATTATCATTTGTTAGGATATGAATACCCGAAAGAGGAAAAAATAATTCCTTGGTAAATAATAATTTATAGTGTAAAAAATTATATACGCTATAAGAGAGAAGTATCTGAAATATGATAAATGTCAGATTCATGGAACTTGGGGCGGTTGTGCAATCATCCCAGAAGCTGATAAATACAATATACTAAAAGGCGGGAAGAATAAAAACAGTTGAAAAATATTCGGTAGCATGGTATCATACAACTATCAAGAGTCACGAACTTGATAAAAAAATTATCCGA